ATAATTGACCGTCCCAACGGAATAATACTTGCGGTAAATAATCAATACGCAAGAAATAATCCCCAACCTGTGGATTTTGTGGGAAAGCAATACCAGCACCTGTTGGGAAACCGTTTGGTGCCTCGCCATCACCAGTCATATATCCTGATGAATATCCAAAACTTCTTGGACTTGAACGAGCAATAAATTGGAATCTTGGGTCACAATCTGCTCTAAAGTCCATTTGTGTGCTGATAGTGCCAGTAAAGCCCGGCTGTGTTGGATCTTGGTCAGCAGTAGCATATGTATTATCGGCAGTACCATATGGTCCAGTTATGGCTCCTAACGATTGTACTGTTAATACAGTATTACCACGTACAGGTCCTGAACCTGTTGATGTTCTTTCAGGTTCTAATTCTGTAAGTTGTAAACTTGCTTGCACAAACTTATCAAGTATATCAACATGGTCACTGTCAGCAGTCATGTCCCAAATATTGTTTAGTGATTCCTTACTAATTCTAATAGCGGCACTAGGATTTTTATATTTAGGATCACGTATCATAGTAACAGTACCAGACGCTGTTGTACTAGGTGCCCCGTTACTACTTGTATTGACACCAACTGGAGGCGCAGGCTGATTTAACTTACGTGATAATGTTCTATTCGCTTCATACTCACCATATGTAGGTACAATATATAATTTACTTGTATCATAGCCTGATTTAGGTAGAATACGTTTTGCTTCCTCAAGTTGTGCATTGTTGATTTCAATATTTTTGTTGTAAGTAGCAAGTATATCTTTTAGATTTTGTTCGTCACTTAATTTCCAATATGCAGGATCAGGTGGTGCCTTACCTGCAGGAACATCAGTGATGGATTCATAATTTTTGTCACCATAGCTAATGATATAACCAGGTGGATATGTTTTATCTTTATCCCATAATCCTAAATAATTGTCTTGATTAATAGGTTCTTGAAGTATCTGACTGAACTCTTGACTATCAACCAATGGCTCACATTTTATACGCCATAAGTGTGGATACCAAGTTTGACTGAAACCCTCACTTGCATAATTACTGTCTGTAATTTGATAAAATCTTTTAAGTGCAACTGGGATTGTTTCTTTTAATGGATTGTAATCTAGTAGGTGAGGTAATTCTAATACATCGCCGACCATTAATTTTCTGCCAACTAGTTCAATCATATCATTATAATGAACTGTGATGAAAATAATGTCGTTATTTAAAAACAAACCAAACTGGCTTAAATCAAAGTCTAAGTTTTGAACATTATAGTGTCCACGTAATCTATAGATATTTGGATCATATGTTCTGTCACGATTCTCCAAAAATAATAAATCTTGTATATTTGTTGGATTTAATGTGTTATACTGCGGTTGAGTGTAATCTACGCTAGGCCCTTGATCTGTTGGACCCAAATATTTATGTATGTACAAATCGGTACCACCAACAGTAAACATTTCAGATATGGATCTATCCAAAAATCTGTAGTCATTTTGTTTGTTTGGACGGTATAGTGATAACTTAGGCATATTGTATTTATCGGAACAGGCTTGACAATAAATAGGAATTAATATATAATGAAATGTAACCTACTAATATGGAGCACACATGGTTCGTAAATCTGCTAAAAAGTCTGATGATAACTCAGCAGTCAAAGCACTTAATCCTCATGATCCTGATACCAAATATTTTGGTAATGAACCATTTTTCACTGAGGACATGCCCGATCGTAGTGCAAAATTTAATCATGGATTGACGTGGTATAGCCGATTCTATGGGCGCAAAGATGCAAAAGAAATGATTGTCCAGTATTTAGATTTGACTGGCAATGAGGGTATAGCTAAAATTGTACGTAAGGTTGAAGAAAGCAATCTCAATCCTAGTATGTGTTGGGTAGCACGTATGACATTGCGTGGGCTTAAACTCACTGATGAAGAAAACAAACGTCTACAAGATGAGATTAACAGATTAGTAAAGTCTGTTCAAAGTCCAGAAGTCAAAGAAAGTCAACTTACAGTAATTAAAAAAGTTGAAGAAAAGAAAGAATCCAATCGTCCTAATGTACAAGAAATCATGCGTGATAAGGCACGTGAAGCTGGCGGAGAACTTGAAGGAATGTTGGATGAATACATTCAATTAGGCGCCCCTACTAAGCACAATTTTAAGCCAATCGATGAAGTTGCGAAAAAGAATGTACTCCCACAACATATCGGGATGCTAACCGATCATTGGAAAAAGAAGCAAGCAGAACTTGAAGAAGTACTAGAAGGTAAAGATGCACAATTAGTGCAAGGATATAATTACCTTACAAAAACACAAATTAAAAATACTCTTAAGTTCGTTGAACAGGTTATCAATGATCTAGGTGGGTACGCTAGTGTAAAGAAGGCTAGTAAGGCTCCACGTGCCCGTAAGGCAGTTCCTGTTGAAAAGATTGTAGCAAAACTTAAGTATCTTAAGGTATTCAAAGATCCTGCTTTAAAATTGGATTTAGTTAGTTTGCATCCAATCAAGTTGCACGGAGCAAGTGAAGCTTGGGTTTATGACACTGCAAAACGTAAGCTACACCATTATATTGCTGATGAATATAGTAAATCTTTTACAGTCAAAGGTAACACTATTATTGGCTTTGATAATGCAAAGAGTGAAATTAAAACACTACGCAAACCAGGAGAACAAATTAAAGAAGTTATGGGAAGTAAGCCTATGGCACGTAAGTTTTTTGATAGTATCAAGGCTGTAGCTACTAAGCCAAACGGACGCTTTAATGAAAATCTAATTATTTTAAAGGCATTTTAATGAACAAAATTGATTTAAACAGATACCAAGAATTTGTAAAAGCTGTAACAAGCGAACCTAGTAATGATCTAACGACATTTATGAATCGTTGTGATACATTAGATGGCAATTACGATTTTACCAATAACCAACATGGACCAGATATTAATGTTCCATTGTTGCTTACAGCATGTTTAGGACTTGCCGCAGAGAGTGGTGAATTCTGTGAGATTCCTAAAAAGATTTTCTTTCAGGGTAAACCACTAAATGAGGAAAACGTTTTCCATATGAAACGTGAATTGGGTGACATTATGTGGTATTGGGTCAACGCTTGTCGTGCATTGAATCTTGATCCTAATGATGTAATTGCTGAAAATGTGCGTAAACTTGAAGCACGATATCCGGGCGGACACTTTGACGCATTTCAAAGTGAAAACCGAAAAGTCGGGGATTTGTAATTAGACATAGCTCCAGATAAATACATTATCTGGAGAACATATGGTCGCTAGCGTACTTACAACACCAACTAATTTAACAGAAACAGAACTGAAAGAAGCTCTGTTTAACAACATCCGTCTACGTTTAGGCGGTGATATCGTTGATCTTGAATTAGATCCTCAACACTATGAGGCTGCATTTAATTACGCTATTAAAATTTACCGCCAACGTGCTCAAAATGCAACGGTCGAATCATATACTTTGATGACTGTTATAAAAAACATTGACACATATACACTTCCGCAGGAATTTATTAATGTAAGATGTTTATATCGCAGAACAGTAGGCTTAGAGACGGGTCCTAGCTCTACTAGTTTTGACCCATTCTCAAGTGCTATTCTTAATACATACCTGTTAAATTATAACTATACAGGTGGTATGGCAACATATGACTTTTATGCAGGTTATGTTGAATTGGCAGCACGTATGTTTGGTGGTTATGTAACATATACCTTCAATCCAGTAACTAAAATATTACGTGTAGTCCGTGATTTTAAAGGTACAGGGGAACGTATCCTTATTTGGGCAGACGTTCAACGACCAGTAAACGAACTTTTACAAGACCCCGGTGCTGGAGTATGGATTGGTGATTTTACTCTAGCTGTATTAAAAGGAATTATTGGCGAGGCACGTGAGAAGTTTGGAAGCATAGCTGGTCCAGGTGGAGGCACAACACTAAACGGGACAGCAATGAAAGCTGAAGCTAAAGCACTACAAGAAGCACTAATTGATGAACTTAAACGCTACGTAGATTATAGTCAACCATTGACTTGGATTCAAGGGTAAATTAACTCTTTTCTTTTTAAAACTCCTGTCGTATAATAAGTATCTTTGACCGGAGTTTCCATATGATCTTAGGTGTTACAGGTTTAATTGGCAGCGGCAAAGATACAATTGCAGATTATCTTTGTACATTTCATGGATTTAAAAGATTAAGTTTCGCCGCTAGTCTTAAAGATGCGGTGTCAAGTGTATTTGGTTGGGACCGTGAGTTACTTGAAGGAACGACAAAAAGTAGCAGAGAATGGCGAGAACAAAAGGATTTATGGTGGTCTGAAAGATTAAACATGGAAGTGACACCTAGATGGGTATTACAATATTGGGGTACTGAAGTTTGTCGTGTTGGCTTTCATGAAGATATATGGGTCGCAAGTGTTGAAAACAAACTTAGAAACGCAACCGATAATATAATTATTACAGATTGCAGATTTTTCAATGAGGTTAAAGCAATTAAAAGAGTTGGTGGCATCACTTGTAGAGTTGAAAGGGGCATGAGGCCTGAATGGTATGAGGACGCTGTCAATCTTAATAAAGGACCAAGTCAAATTGGTTGGGCTATAGCTAAAGATAGGCTAGTAAGATTAAACGTACATGCAAGTGAATATTCAAGTGTTGGGCTTGATTATGATTACCATCTAGATAATAATGGGTCAATAGATAAATTGCATAAACAGATTGAATCAATAATCAACCTCTAAATCTCCGCGCTTCCACGTTACATGTTTCTTTTTTACTACTTCAACACAATTTAAACATATACTACGTAAGTTGCTTAATTGAATATTGTCTAAATCACCGTCAATGTGAAACACTGTAATTTGTGCGGGTGTTATACTATGGAAGCCGCATAAGTCACATGTGGCTTTTTTCTTATAACCACTTTTTATCCATTTAGCTTTTCGTGGTTTAAGTTTATTTTTCTTTCTTCCACATTCATCACAAATACTGCGATAGTGGGTTACGCCTAATCTGACATAGTTAATTGCTTTGTAATTCTTATTACAATGTGTGCAGATAGGTCTTAACAAAGTCATAATGTATTTAGCTTTTTTTACCTTCGAAGGTACGGTAATACCGTCTTTTTTATTTTATTTCATAAATAATAATATGCATTCTTAGGTGGTAAACCTCATAATTTTACAATAAAGGAAAAAGAAAATGGCATTAACATCTCCAGGCGTAGAAGTATCGATCATCGATCAAAGTCAATATCTTCCAGCCCCAACCAATTCCGTTCCTCTAGTCGTATTGGCAACAGCACAAAATAAAGCTGATCCAAACGGCATAGGAGTAGCTGCCGCAACGACAGCAGCAAATGCTAATAAATTGTTTCAAGTTACTAGCCAGCGTGATCTTGTTACCCTATACGGTAATCCATTCTTCTATACAACAACGAATGGTACACCTATTCAGGGTTATGAGCTTAACGAATATGGTCTATTGGCTGCGTACAGTTTATTAGGTGTAACAAATCGTTGTTATGTATTAAGAGCAGTTATTGATCTTGCAAGTTTAGTAGGCCAAACAGGGCGCCCAACTGGTAATCCAGATAACGGTACATACTGGTTAAACACAAGCACTACAACTTGGGGTATTTTTGAATTTGATGCAACTACAGGTCAGTTTACAGAACAACTTCCAATAGTTATTACTGATTCTATTGATGTTGCGGGTGGCGCACCTTTACCTAGTATCGGTAGTATTGGCGATTATGCTGTAATTGCCATTGAACCTTCTTCGATACTTGCACCTACAAGTACTAATTCTAAACAATATTTTTATAAAACAGTAAACAATACTTGGGTAGTATTAGGTTCAGGAAACTGGATGGGTGATTGGCCTACAATTCAGGGTACTGCTTCTAATCCAACATTAACTGCAGGTACATTCTCTATTAACGTAGATGGCGATTTTTCTACAACATTAACAATTGCTCCGGGCGATTTAGTCGCTGACGTTGCCTCTGATATCAATGCATTGGGTTTTGCATATCTAAGCGCAAGTGTAC